TCTTGTCTTTCAGGAGAATAACGTCTATGATATTCATAATAAGTAAAATCTTCAGGAAAATCACAAAAACTTTCTGTATATATATTATCTGAAGAATCTGCAATCATTTGATAAACAAATGGATCTGTAATATCACACCATGACATAGTTCTAAAATCTATAGCCTTAAACAAACCTACTACATGTAAATTCTTACCTCTAACCTTATTAATAAAAGTATTAAAAATATTTTGATCTAATTCTTGCCAATTTTCTAATAACTGGTCTAGATAAATTTGTAATTCTACGACATTTTGCTCTTCTTGAGGAGCATTTTTCTTTTCGTTGTTGAAATCATTTACATATTGACCATCTGGCCATTTTAGCTTTCGATACGCCTTCATAAAACTATAAATTTCTTGAGTTTCACCATTTACACCTGCATTATACGGATTACGAGACAGTTCGTTATGCATAAACTCTGATTGGGTCAAATAATGTGCCATTTCTGCACCAGAAATTTCTTGGAAAAATGGACAACCAGACAATTGTTGTTGACTAGATTCAAAATATCTAGTTTTATGTGAAAGGTTTTCAAGTATCTTTGTTAAGACTCCTTCTAAATTTAGAATTTCTGGATTAGAATTGTTGTATACGTAACCGCGACCATCGGACCAGTAAAGGAACTGTAAATGGTCATAAGATCTATCTTTCTTTCCGTTAGTTGGGAGAGGTTTCGTTTGGACACATTCAATTACCATAAATCTTCTATGAAGAGCATCTATGGATTTTATTGTCTTAGATGTTGTAGGAAATCTATTAGCAGAAGCTAATAAAATTTTGGACTCATAAGCACGACCTTTAGATTGAAGATCTGCTTGATTAGTAATATGTTTAGAACCACTAATATAATTAATATAATTTATATGATCCGAATCATCTGAATTTTGAAAAGCATCATCAACTGTGTGTGCTTCTTGACCATAAAAACCATCTTGAAATCTCATATCAGATGATTTATTTTCTGCCCATACACTCCAATCAGGAATATCTAGTTCTTGAATATAAGTATCATTTTTAGCCCAAGTATGGGTTTCAATGTATTCTGCAAGTAATGAAGGTCCAGCAGATGTTCTTGATACTAAATCAACCATCAATTCAGATTTTCCAATTCCAGGGAGACCTAATAAACAAACTGCAACAGGTTCTTGTCTTCTTGTATTACCTGCTCTAAGGTCAGCAATTTTTGCAGCTAATGCCTTAAAACTTATATTTAAAGAATTTATATCTCTTACTATTGCGTCATGAGATCCAATTGAATTAGATTTTAATTCTGAAATTCTTTTATTATCTGCCTCAAAACGATTGTATACTTGAGGACGAAAGAATTCTTTAGAATCAATAACCCAA